CTACGCTGACTACCGAACTGGTGGTGATGGTACACCCATGTATACCGTACAGGCACGTACAATTGTTAACGGTAAGTATGCTGATTACAGTCAACAATACTTCATGAAGATGTCTGTCAATATAGACGTAGCAGTACGTAATGCTAAGAAGTTTATACGTATGATGTCACCACAAGAGCTGGCAGGCACACGTTTGCGAGACGCATCTAATGCAGTGGACAGTGTTGTTGAGGCTGCAAAAAATGATTACGTTGCAGTACGTGAGAAGGTGTTAGACGTTGAGACTAGTATGTATTCGGCACGTCTCAATGAGGGGTCTACTCTAGTCACTGAACTGCGCCACCTTATGATCAGTAACCATGAGTTTATTGATAATTCATTTGGAGAAAATCTTACGGCTTTCTTTGCTAAGAGTGATGAACTACAACGATTAAGATCACGTACTGTACCGATGTGGTATGTTCGTGTATACGAACGTATGGAGCAGCAGACGTTTGATGTGCTAGACATCGACAAGGCTGAGAGTCGCTACAGTGCAGAGATTAGTGACGATGTAAAACGCTATACAGCAGACACGTTACCCGAAGAAATCATGCAGAAGGTATCAGTGCTCAGTATCTTGCAAGCCAATGATTACGTTGATGATGTTGGATTCTCTGCGGGAGATGGTATGTTCTATGTCGTGCGATAACGACTTACCACATGATGATAACATATACCGTATTTACGTAGATCCACACACGCACGCTGTCGAGGTGTCATGTATTGGCATGGAAGTTGACAGCGTGCTCAGTGGAGAGTACCCTTTAGTAGATGACCTACCCTTGTGGATGCAGGAGAAGGTTGCCCTACTAATGATGACCTCATTGGATAAGCCAACTAGTGAGGTTGCAGGAGTAGGCAGACGGATTGATAATAATGTCTATTGGATATTCCGTGTGCAATGTTAGTGCGACACTAACAAGGGGGGTGGTTCGCTACCCCCCAACTTTTATTTTGATACCAGTTTTGATACCAGTTCCGAGGAGAAATATAAAATGGCGATGACACCAGAAGCAAAAGTTAAGAAGAAAGTAACAGCGCACCTAAAGACGTTAGGAGCCTACTACTTCTATCCAGTCACTGGAGGTTACGGTAAGAGTGGTGTACCTGACATAATCGGTTGCTACGAGAGTAGATTCTTTGGCATAGAATGTAAAGCAGGTAAAAATAAACCAACTCCCTTGCAAGAAAAGAATTTATCTGATATAAAAGACAACGGTGGCGTAAGTATTGTAATCAATGAAGACAATATAGATGACGTTTTGATCTATGTTGGTGGTAAACACCACGACCCACGACAACTTGAGTTAGATTTTGATACCAGTTTCTAGGAGAAACATAGTATGTCTTATAAAGATAATATTACAGCTACCTTTAATAGAGCACTACTAAGGAAGTTAGGGAAGGAAGCAAGGAAAACTTCTACGGAAGAAACTTCTTACCAAACTACTAATAATAACCTTGTTGAGAAAAGACGTTACATTGAAGATGCCGCCCTTGCAAAAGAGTTAGGCGTAAGTATTAAGGAATTAACCGAAAACACTACCCCATTGGGGCAATCAAAAAAGCCAAAGGATAGGGTTGATCTAGGGTTATCGCCCAGTTGCATTGTAGAAGAAATTGACTGTACTAAGGATAAGAAGTGATCAGTGCGACTGTGATGTGTCTCGCTTTAAACCTCTACTTTGAGGCACGTAGTGAGTCGATAGCAGGTCAGCTTATGGTTGGCTTCTCTACAATGAACCGTGTAGCAGATAGCCGATACCCTGATACAGTTTGTGAAGTGGTCAAGCAAGCCCGATACAATGCTTGGAGCAAAGACCCTATTAGACACCAGTGCCAGTACAGCTGGTTTTGTGATGGAATGTCTGACACGCCTAAAAATGAAAAAGCTATGTTAGAAGCTACCATACTAGCGCAGCATATATATCATGGTGAAGTCACCGATATATCACAAGGTGCTACGCATTACTTTGCCGATTGGATTGAACCACCAAAATGGGCTGCTAACATGACATTGGTTACTCACATAGACCAACATCTGTTTTACCGATAGGGATAAAAATTAGTATGGAAGATAAGCCTAAAGCTAAACGAACTAAAGCTGAATGGATAACCATTGCAAGCCACTGTTTCCATGCACACCTTATTGCACCGAAGTATTCACCGATGCGGTTGCTTTTTTCTTGGGGGGAAAAGTACGCTATAAAAAAAGCCGCACAATCCCCTGAGTAACTTTATGATCACCACAGACGTTAACCGTACGAGCGTCTGTGATAACTTGTTATATCGTACGAGCATTAGGAGAACGACATGAGTAGTAAAAAACAAAAGCAGGTCTGGAAACACTTAGAAGCAAACCCAACTCATACAGCAGCACAGGTCTCAAAGGCCACTGGTATATCGTATGGGTACGCTTACAAGTTAATGCGTAAGGAGGAAGTAAAAGACATTATAAAAAAGCCACAAGCTACCAACCAAAAAAAGGTTGGTGGGCAAAATTACGTGGGCTTATCCGTAGAACCTTGGCAGTTAATGGAACAGTGGATGACTAAAGAAGAGTTCGTTGGATTCTTAAAGGGTAGCATCTTCTTGTCACTAGGAGAGAAGAACCCTAACGACTTAGGTAGGGCAGGTAACTACATGCAGAAGTTGTTGAGGATGAAGTGATGGACTTGATCACGTTAGATTTTGAAACATACTATGACAAGGATTTTTCCTTGTCTAAGTTAACTACTGAGGAGTACGTACGCGACCACCGATTTTCGGTGGTTGGCGTGGGTATAAAGGTGAATAATGAGGGAACTGAATGGGCGAGTGGTACACACGAACAACTTAAACAATACTTACACACCTTCAACTGGTCAGAAAGTATGGTTCTTGCTCACAACACTATGTTTGATGGTGCCATTCTTTCTTGGTTGTTTGACATTCATCCTCGCGTGTATACCGATACTCTGTGTATTGCCCGTGCTTTACATGGGGTTGAAGTTGGTGGAAGTCTCAGGGCGTTGTCTGACCGCTACCAGATTGGCACTAAGGGAACCGAAGTATTAAACGCCATAGGTAAACAGCGAACCGATTTCTCCGAGGGGGATTTGGCGCTGTACGGTGACTACTGTATAAATGATGTCGAGTTAACGTACAAACTCTTTAACATCTTTCTAAAGAAAGGCTTCCCTAAACAAGAACTGATGATGATTGACATGACACTACGTATGTTTACTGAACCGTTCTTGGAGTTAGATATTGAATTGCTTGAACAACATCTTGAAGACACACGTGAACGTAAAGATAAGTTACTTGAGGATTCAGGTCTATCTAAGGAAGACCTTATGTCTAACCCTAAGTTTGCCGCAGTGCTCAAGGGACTGGGTGTAGAGCCACCCATGAAAATAAGTTTACGTACGGGTAAGGAAACATTTGCCTTCGCTAAGAGTGATGAAGAGTTCAAGGCGTTAGTTGATCATGAGGATGACAGGGTACAAGCGGCAGTAGCTGCACGTCTAGGCACAAAGAGCACGCTTGAAGAAACACGTACTCAGAGGTTTATAGACATAGGTAAGCGTGGAACTTTACCGGTACCAGTAAGGTACTACGCTGCACATACTGGGCGGTGGGGTGGTGATGATAAGATCAACATGCAGAACCTACCTAGTCGTGGACTAAATGGTAAGAAGTTAAAGCGTAGTATCTTAGCACCCGAAGGTTACACGTTGATTGATTGTGATAGTTCACAGATCGAAGCGCGTGTACTTGCGTGGCTTGCTGATCAAGATGACCTTACACAATCGTTCGCCAATAACGAAGATGTATACAAAGTTATGGCTGCTCGTATCTATGGCATACCCGAAGACGAAGTAACTAAAGACCAACGATTTGTAGGTAAGACTACTATCCTTGGCGCAGGTTATGGAATGGGTGCTGTAAGGTTTCAAGAACAGCTAAAGGGTTTTGGGTTTGATATGGAACTGGATGAGGCTAGACGCGTCATTAACATATACCGTGAAGCTAACTGGAAAATAAATCAGCTATGGCGCAACTGCCAAAACATGGTCAAGTACATGGTCAACGGTGATACCATACAGATAGGTAAGGAAGGTGTGGTATCAGTGTTGGGGCCTGAACAAGGTATTCTGCTACCATCAGGTTTGACACTACGTTATGACGACTTATCAGGTGATCAGGGTGAGAAAGGTATTGAGTATAGTTACAGGACAAGACGAGGGCGTACCCGAATCTATGGTGGTAAAGTAACAGAGAATGTATGTCAGGCTATAGCACGTTGCATTATCGGTGAGCAAATGTTACAAATCAGTAAAGAATGTCGTGTTGTACTAACAGTACATGACTCCATTGTTGTATGCGTAAAAGACGAGGACGTGCCTGAATCAAGAGCGTTTGTTGAGAAGTGCATGCGTTGGACACCTGATTGGGCAAAAGGTCTACCTATCAATTGTGAAAGTGGCATAGGGAAATCTTACGGAGATTGTGAATGAGTATAGCACCGTGGTCGTTCAGTAAGATTAAATCATTTGAACAATGCCCTAAACAGTTTTACCATGAGAAAATACTTAAAGAGTATCCTTTCGTTCAGACTACTGCCATATTGTACGGCAATGAGTTTCACAAAGCAGCCGAAGATTATGTTGGTAGTGGTACTCCACTTGATAAGAGGTTTTACTACGCCAAAGCTATGCTTGATTCCCTCAATGCTAAACGAGGGGTCAAGCTGTGTGAACAGAAAGTAGGCGTTACTGAGAACTTAACTTCATGTGGATTCTACGACAAAGATGTGTGGTTCCGTGGGATTATAGACCTGTTGATTGTTGATACGTTAGGTGAGACTGCTTGGGTTATTGACTACAAGACTGGTAAGAACGCACGTTACGCAGATAAGGGGCAACTAGAACTGATGGCTCTGGCTGTGTTTTTACACTACCCCGAAGTAAAGAAAATTAAAGCAGGGTTATTGTTTGTTGTTAGCAATGACCTTATTAAATCAAAGTATCATGAGTATGATACCAGTTCCTTATGGGCTAAATGGTTAGGTAAGTATGAAGCCATGAAAATAGCTGCTGATAAAAACGTCTGGAATCCGCGCCCAAGTGGGCTGTGCAAGAGGCACTGCCCTGTTACCGTGTGCGCTCACAATGGGAGTAACTAATGCCGTACAAAAATAAAGAAGATCGTAAAAAACAAACCAACAAACCTGTAGGTAGTAAAGAGTTTAAGGCACGTATGGAAAGGCAGCGTGCCAGAAGGGAAATGGATAGTACAGGTAAAGACGCTAACAAGAATGGTAAAGCTGACAAGCGGGAAGGTAAGGACGTAGCGCACAAGAAGCCGTTGGCACGTGGGGGTTCCAACAAAGATGGTGTTACAGTACAAAGCCGAAACAAGAACCGTACGGCAGGGGGAGCATTGAGTAAAGGCCCGAAGAAAAAATAGTTAGTGGTACACTAACACCGCGCCATTTGGCGTTGCGATGGAGAACAATGTGCGAATACTAGATAACAAGGCAATATTACTGCGCCTGAAAAACCCGAACAAAGTTACTACAGTTGTCGAGAAGAGTCGAGAACTGCCAAACAATCAAGTGGTAGTTAACTGGGGTTTGGAAGAAGTACACACCCTAAAGAATTTAAATATAAACGTACCCTCACCTATTGAAGGTAAGTATAAATGGTCTGGGCAATACAAACCGTATGACCACCAGAAAACCACCTCTGCATTTCTTACTATGAACCGAAAGGCTTTTTGTTTTAACGAGCAAGGTACAGGTAAAACTGCGTCTGCTATATGGGCATCTGATTTTCTAATGACGGAAGGTAAGATAAGGCGTGTGTTGGTTATCTGCCCACTGTCGATAATGGATAGCGCATGGCGTAATGACTTGTTTAGTTTTGCTATGCACCGAACAGTTGATGTGGCATACGGTGCTAAAGAGAAGCGTAAGAAGATCATAAACCAAGGCTCTGATTATGTCATCATTAACTACGATGGGGTAGAGATTGTAGCTGATGACATAGCCAAGGGTGGGTTCGACTGCATCATAGTAGATGAAGCTACTCACTATAAGAACGCGCAGACTAAACGGTGGAAGACACTCAATAAGTTATTAACCGACCAGACTTGGTTGTGGATGATGACAGGTACACCTGCGGCTCAATCACCCCTTGATGCTTACGGTATTGCTAAGCTGGTTAACCCCACTGCGGTGCCAAGATTTTTTGGTTCGTTCCGTGACATGGTGATGTACAAGATCACCAACTTCAAATGGAAGCCAAAAGAAACTGCTTCGGATACAGTGTACAACGCACTACAACCTGCTATCAGGTACACCAAAGATGAATGTTTGGATTTACCCCCCTTGGTGTATACCAAACGAGAGGTAGAACTTACACGCCAACAGAAAAAGTATTACAAGGAACTTAAAGACAGACTTGTTTTACAGACAGCAGGTGAGGAAGTAACTGCGCCCAACGCTGCTATAAGCATGAGCAAACTCCTGCAAATATCTTCTGGTGCAGTATACACCAGCAACGGAGAGACATTAGAGTTTGACATTAAGAACCGATACAAGGTTCTACGTGAAGTGATTGATGAGAGTAGTAAGAAGGTACTTGTGTTCGTGCCATTCAAGCACACTATAGACATCCTCACAAATAAACTACTCGATGATGGAATAGCTACTGAGGTTATACGCGGTGACGTACCTGCGCATAGGCGTACCGATATATTTCACCGATTCCAAACCAAAGATAACCCACGTGTCTTAGTAATTCAACCGCAGTCTGCCGCCCACGGTGTCACGTTAACAGCAGCTAACACAGTTGTATGGTGGGGGCCTACTAGTTCTTTAGAAACTTACGCCCAAGCTAACGCACGTGTTCACAGGTCAGGACAAGATCATAAGTGTACCGTCGTACAGCTCCAAGGTTCAGCAGTAGAGAAACGTGTTTACACACTATTAGATAACAGAATAGACGTACACACAAAAATGATTGATCTCTACAAAGAACTGCTTGACTAAGGTACAATACGATAGTAGAGTGAACCTACCGACACTTTTTGTCGTGCGATTAGGAGAAATAAAAATGAGTGAGGATAAGAAGTTAGCTGAAAAGCTGACACGTGTCTACTTAAAAATCCGAAATAAGAAGGTACAGCTTTCATCGGACTATAAGAAACAAGAAGATGACCTTAATCAAAAACTAGATAAGGTCAAAGCTGCGCTGCTTGACTACTGCAAAGAGCAGGGGCTTGAGAGCGTAAAGACTTCTGAGGGACTTTTCTACCGTTCGGTTAAAACTCGCTACTGGACTAGTGATTGGGAGGCCATGCACAAATTTGTTATGGAGCATGACGTACCTGAGTTTCTGGAAAAGCGGTTGAATCAAACTACTGTAAAAACTTTTCTCGAAGAAAACCCTGAGACCGTCCCTATGGGACTTAACGTAGATTCTGAATATATAATTTCTGTGAGGAAAAAATAATGAACGGCCCTTTTATACCAATTGAAGAATTAGCTAAACACTTTTCCGTATCGGTCTCGACCATACGGGCATGGGTTCGCCAAAGGCACATACCAAAAGATACATACATTAAAGTAGGAAACACCTACCGTTTCTCTATCGCTGATGTATCTGCCGCACTAACTAACAACGAGAATGTGAAGGAAACTCAAGCACAGGTAGGTGGCTTGGAGGCAGTAACTGATGTTACGTCTGTTCAAGGTTACACAGACGATGAGGATTTGTGAGGAGAAACATATGCAGAACGTAGGTGAAGTACGCCGCCGTATTAGTATTAATGGAAATACGTTCCGTGAATATGTTAACGGTGCACAAGGTACCGTGTATGATGGTGCTCTTAATGTGATCATCTTGAACGCTGCCAAAATTTCTAGGTCTTACTATGCAGGTAGTTATAACGCAGGTAAGCCTACACGTCCTACGTGTTGGTCAGCAGATACTAGTGCACCTGCGCCAGAGGTGAGGCAAGAAGATCGTCAAGCCTATCGTTGTATGGACTGCCCTAAAAACATTAGAGGGTCAGGGTCAGGTATGTCACGTGCTTGTCGTTTTGCGCAGCGGTTAGCCGTAGCGGTAGAGAACGACTTTACAAAGGTGTACCAACTGCAACTACCTGCAACATCGTTGTTCGGTAAAGCAAGGGAAGGTAAGATGCCTATGCAAGCCTACGCGCAGTACCTGAGTTCTCATAGTACACCTGCTTTATCTGTGATAACCGAATGTGTGTTTGATCGGGAGAGCGTAGTACCCAAGCTATTCTTTAAGGCGGTACGTCCCCTTGAGGGAAAAGAAGTAGGTCTTGCGGTTTCATTGGCTGAAAGCCAAGAAGCTAAAGAGGCTATAACAATGTCAATATCAACACCCCCACGGGGGTCAATCTTTGCGGAAGTAGACGGATTTGTCTACAGCCCCGTAAATGCAAACTAAGGAGACTTTTATGTCTGAGCAATATCTTATTAAGAAAACCACCGCCCTGTACCCTAGAATAGATAAGACGTACAGATACGACAACGAGCAGCAACGCTCTGTATCGTGTGGAGCAACGGATGACGGTGCTGAATACTCATTGAATTTTGTCATGGACGATGCAACCGCTAAGTCGTTGTGGTCATATATGAAAACAGCTTATGCTACGGAGAAGAAAAAGACTTGGCCTGATATTAAAAACCCATTCAAGAAAACAGATGATGGGATGTGGACTCACAAGGCTAATTTGAAGGGTGCGTATAACGGTGACACCACTAAGAAGCCCTCACAGTTCGATGCAAAAACTAATGAACTACCTGACGACTTTCAGTTGACTACTGGTAGTGTTGTTAACATTGCAGTCAAGGGTATTCCTTACAGTGGTTCTATGGGTGCAGGTTGTTCCCTAAGACTACAAGCAGTTCAGGTTCTAAGACTTGCTGAGCCTAAACATACGAACCCATTTGGTGCCGAGGACGGATACAACTCTAAGGAGGATAACCCGTTTACAGCAGTGGTTGAAGACGATGCTCGTGCTACCCCCGTTGAGGAGCCTATTGCTGAACCTACAAAAGTTGTAAAGAAAACTGCATCTGCGCCACCTGCGGACGCTAGTGATTTAAGTTCGATTATTGATGACTGGGATGACGAAGATTAAGGAGAACGTCAAAGTAATCGAACTACGCCACAGTGGGAGTAACATCTTTCACTGTGGCGTTCTAGGCAATGGGTGGACTAATGGAAACGAAAACATTTTTATCAAAGGCGTTGAGTAGTGAGGGCTACTATTGCGTTTTTGCGTCACGGTCAGGTGACGGGAAAATAGCGCAGAAGTTTTACGATTCAATAGATGCCGTAATAGATGCTTCTCACAATTACGATAAGGAAGGGTACGATGTTTACTATGGACTAGCTACGTTTGATAAGGCAGGTTCACGTAAAGTTGATAACGTAAACAGATTAAAATCTTTTTTTCTTGACTTGGATTGTGGCCCAAGCAAAGAATTTTTTTCACAAGAACAAGCTATACAGGCACTAAGGAATTTCTGTAAGCGAAACAAACTCCCTAAACCAACTATGATTAATTCAGGGCGTGGTATACACGTGTACTGGTTCCTGTCGGAGTCGGTGTGCCTAGATGATTGGTTGCCTGTAGCGGAACGTCTTAAAAGGTTATGTGCACAACAAGATTTCTTTGCTGACCCCTCAGTAACCTCAGATGCAGCACGCGTGTTAAGAATACCTCACACACATAACTATAAGACTAACCCTCCATCAGATGTAGGCTTCTTTGGTTTAGCCGCTAAGTTTGAGACGGTAGACTTCGATTCGTTTTCGGAGTTGCTTGGGTCTAAGTCGATACCAGTTCCCACAAAAAATATACCTAGGGAATTAAGTACAACCATGCAAAACCTGATGGGTAATCAGGAGAACAATTTTAAAGACATACTTATTAAGACTAATAAGGGTGAAGGATGTGAACAGCTTAAATACATAGTTCGTAATCAAGATACTATGAGTGAGCCATTGTGGAGAGCAGGGTTATCTATCGCTAAGTTTTGCACCGATGGGGAGAAAGCGATACACCTAATGTCTAAAGGACACCCCGAATATACGCCAGACGATACAAAACGTAAGGTAGATCAAATAAAAGGGCCTTATACGTGTGCACGTTTTGACGAGTATAACCCTGATATATGCCAAGACTGCGCTCAATGGGGGGTAATAAAGTCTCCGATTCTACTAGGTAAGAAGTTACGTGAAGCTGAAATTGACGGTGAGGGTAACTATGTAGCGGAAAGCCTTGAAGAGGACAAACCAACTCACGTTATACCTAAGTACCCACCCCCGTATATACGTGGTAGTAGTGGTGGTGTTTACTTACGAACCGCCAACGAAGACGGTGAGGTGGATGAGAAGCGAATATACCATAACGACTTATACGTTGTTAAGCGAATCAAAGACCCAGAGCTAGGTGAGTCGCTGGTTATGCGTTTACACCTACCGCGAGACGGGGTGCAAGAGTTTACACTGCCAATGAGTTCAGTCACGTCAAGCGAAGAGTTTAGGAAAAAACTTTCGTCTCAAGGCGTTGCGATTAAAAAGATGGATGAACTAATGTCATACACACTAAGTTGGGTGGACGAGTTACAAGCCACCAGTACAGCAGACGAGGCACACGTCCAATTTGGATGGGCTGACGATAAGATGGACACATTTATTTTGGGGAACCAAAAGGTGAGACCTGACTGCATAGAATTTAATCCCCCTGCCAATCAAACTGTAGGGTATTTCCCTCACTTTGAAGCAAAAGGCACCTATGAGGGGTGGCGAGAAACCTTAAAATTGTGGGATGGTGATAGGTTTTTACTACAGCAATTTGCATTGGGTATGGGTTTTGGTAGCCCACTAATGGAATTACTAAACGAAAGTTGCGGTGCAGTAGCGTTCATTAACAACGATTCAGGTACAGGTAAAACCATGATGATGTACGCGACAGCAGGTATTTGGGGTAATCCAAAGAAACTTGTTTTGGATAAAGCTGATAGCGTTGCATTTAAAATGAACCGTGCAGAAGTTATGCACAGCTTACCAACGGGTATTGACGAGGTTACAAACCTAACACCTCGTCAGATGTCTGACCTTATATATCAAGGCACGTCAGGTAAGCAGAGAGGACGTATGACTGCTAGTGCAAACGTGGAACGCCACCAAGGTAGAGAGTGGGGCCTATTGATGCAGTACACAGCTAACGCTTCTATCATTGAGACAGTTAGTCGTGGTAAAGCTATGCCGAAAGCGGAAGCGCAGCGGATACTTGAATGTAGAGTGGAGCGTATATTTCACGCTACGAAAGATAAAGAAGTACAGGATAAGTTTAAGAGTGGTGTCTTTGGTAACTACGGACATGCAGGGCCTCCATACATACAATGGGTGATGAGTAATTTAGAGGAGGCAAAAGACATAGTGCAGAAGGTGCAGAGGCGTGTCGATGAGAAAGCAGAACTAACGTCTGAAAACCGTTACTGGTCAGACACAATTACTTCGACGATTGCAGGATTGCTTATCTCCAAAAAGGTTGGGCTTCATGACTTCGATGTACAAAAAATATTCAAGTGGGCATGTACTGATCTTGTAGCGCAGAACAAACGAGGACTTAATGAAATGGGCGGGACAGTCACTGACATACTTGGTGACTTCTTTGCAGAAAACATAAGTTATATCCTGCAAATAAAAAGCACAGTAGATAATCGTGGTACGCATGGTAATGGACTTGATGAGCATGTGATACCCGAACAGGTAGCGCGAGGCAAATTAGTAGCGCGGTATGAGACTGATACAAAATTGTTCTTTGTTAAGCCGAAACCGCTTAAAGAATGGTGTGGTGAATTGCAGATTAACTACGCGCATTTGGTCAGTGAAATTATGAAGAAATGTGGTGGTAAACGTAAGAAGGTACGTATAACAAAAGGCACGCTTTTAGAATTAGGTGCTACTGACGTGATTGTACTAAAGTTTGATACAGGTTCTGATGATGAAGGTATTGAGGACTTATGATCTATCGCCTGATGGCGTAACCATAGAAGTTAATTGGGAGAGCATGGTTATTGGCTCTTCTATCTTTGTACCCTGCATAAATACTGATGAAGCAACAAGGCAGGTTAACAAGATATTCCGTGATAAACACTGGGAACTAGAGCACAGACTACGTATTGAAAGTAAAAATTTAGGGGTACGTTTTTGGCGTACAATGTGATAAAGTTTGGTAGACAGCATTGGTTCACCCCTCACAATTGCCTGTCGTTCTCCGTGACCCCCTCTTCGGAGGGGGTTATTTCATGTTATTCCCCAACTCAAACAAACACTATTTCGTTGGTGGCCTGAAGCCATTTCTTACCCCGTAAAGATGTTCTTCTGCTACCCTACGCATTGCTGGAGACAGGGATATTCCGTTATACATCGTTTCAGAAGTTTTTATGTGTTGTTTCAACGAACGCGCAATTGATTCTGGACTTAGCTCAAAAGTTGGATGCTCTTTGTTATACTTTTGTATATCAGATTTTATGCGTGTAATCTCTGACCAATCCCCTTGCCGAATAGCAATGTAATACTTTTTCGTTAAGTCAGACCGTTGTCGAGAGAGTGAACGATCTATTCGTTTTAGACGTTGGTTCTCTTCTTGAATACGTAAGTATTCTGCTGGGGCGAATCCTAGGAACTGTGTAAACAACTCACCACTCGTCATATCATCGTATATGGGATCGCCTCTTCGTGAGTAGATACCACCGTCTTGTTGGTATCTATCTAATGATTTATACGCATTGGAGAAACCGACAGGTAAAAGGTTTTCTACCCCCCTTTGCATCTCACCGTTGTATAAATCTTTAATACCACGTCCTGTGCGTTTTATTACACTAAGTGCAGGGCCACCCAGATAGTACAAAAAGTCCTCTTCGACAGAAGCGTTAGTGTTATATCGGTTTTCCTGAAGTATCAGTCCAGTTAGACGTACACGCGATGCTACGTCAGAACCTATACCTGCTTGATCAAGTATCTGGTTAAACGCGCCCTTATACCAACCTTCACCAAGGTATTCACGTACTATTTCGTTGGTGTCGTCTTCGTCATCGGAAAACAATATTAGGTCTGCCATAAGTTGCACAGCACCATATAACGGCACACCGTGTATTCCTGCAAAGAATAGAGAAGACAGATGTATACCTGCAATTTGTTTACCTGCAACACTACCAAGAGATTTGGCAACAGAGGCAGGCATACCTTCTGCTATTCTAGCTTCAACATAAACATCAACCATGTCACGTGCGGTTTTAAACATTGTGTAGTACATACGTAGACCATAGGTCTTGTACATACCAGCAACACGTCCAATGTTTTCTTGTACTACACGTGGTGCGGTCTCAAGGGTAGAACCACCGTTGTATTCTTGCGTGTCGTACAGTGCATCTTCCGCTGCTAATTCCCGTTGCTCAGTCGTTGACATATTAGGGTTATCAGTTTCTATGCGGTCTAGTGCCAAGTTGTACGAAGCTACCATAGTCACTTGCCTGTTAAAGCGTTCTGACTGGTTAAACAACATAGCAGAGATACCTGTACCATAATCAAGAGCAGCGGCTACCTTACTTGCCACCGTGTCAGTTTTACGTGCTTTACCACCTTCTTGTAATCCCAAAGCGTCAAAGATAAAGGATCGGTTGAGGTGTCCACGCTCCGACGCCATACGCACCAGTGGGGCTATACGCTCTAACTCCTTTATACGTTCGGCAGGGATGTCTTTTCCTTTTTTCACAACAAAGTCACCGTTATCGGTGATGTCGTAGTACGCATCTATACCATAAGCCACTGAAATCTTTTCTAGCTTAGTTCCCCCGTACCCCCGTGCGCCTGTCACAAACGATGTAGCCTTCATGATTTCATCGTATGTTTTCCTATACCCGTACCGCGCTCCAAGCATGGGGTAGGTAAACATAGGAGTTTGCGCAGTCTGCACCATAGCAGAAGCTACGTTAAAGCCGATTGTGCCAACAAACGCAATTTGGTTAAACGTACGAACATACCGTTCAATACCCTTGTTCTTTGCACCGTACTTGGCAAAGTTCATACGCACTTTAATTTCGTCACGTATTGTATTAAAAGTAAAGTCCTCGGCAGGTACTTCTATTTCGTTAAGTCGTACTTCCATACTTTGAATAAGCGCGTTGTACTTTAACTTCTCTACCTGTCTACCTAAATCAAAGCCTTTAGTCTTCATAGCGTAGACTGCATCTTGCATATATCCGGGCGTACCCTTACGTCTTTGCAGGGACTTAGCGAACGATGACTCTGGGAGTGCGTCAATGAATAGACGCATGATTTCAGATTGTACTGTGGGATCGACATTGTTAGCACTTAGAGAATCAAGCACTTGTTTTACAAACGAGGACGATGGCGCGTTGTTAAAGTCAGAGGTTTTAAAGTCACCATCCATACCTTTAACGGTATTCGATATAACATCAGGGTCTTTCTTTAATTGTTCTAAAACTCGGTTGCGTTGCGCGAAACTATCAAACATCTGAAACACGTATTTATCGGTTTCTGATTTAACTGCACTGTCTTTGTACTGAAACTCTAGTTTGTAGCGACCTTCACGTAGTAGTGGAAAGTAAACATCTAATGTATTACTGTCAAACAACTTAGCAAATACTTCTTTCTTCAATTCTGCCGCTGCGTCAGGGTTATTTTTTAGTGCTTCGTCAATACGCCCGTTAATTGCATCCTTGAGTTTTCCATACAGATCACGGTACATGCCACGCATGGTTTTGTAGGCGTTTTGACCATCATCACCTAATTCTTTCCAATCCTCGCGTTGTGCTAGCCAAACTTTTTCGAGGCTGTTACCGCTTTCGTCCGTCTTGTCTTTATAATAGCTTTTATCTTTAGTCGGGTCTACTTGGTATATAGTAGCCCCGTACTCTTGGCTGTAAATTAAATCGTTAAGATTCTTTTGTTTCGCTTTATTACCACCACTAGCTACCCACTTATCCACAACCTTTACTTGATTACGTACATAGTTGTCAGCAGTTGACATTGAACCACGTTGGTACTCCATCAACTTATGGAACTGATCTGCTAGAACCCCTAGTGCGTTGTCGGCTCTTTTAGCCACGTCACTCAAAGCCTGAGAATCTAATAGTTTTAATTTGGTAAACTCAAGCAGTTCAGTACCAGATTTTACTGCATTATCTTTGCTATCTTTCATTGCAGTTAAAAAACGATCTGACCATTCCTCACGGAATTTATCAGTCAAAGGTAAATTTAACGCTTTTTGCGTGTCATCTATCTCTTTCATTTTTTCTTTAACACCCTCTGCCGTAGATGCCATAGGTAGTTCGTTTGCGTTCCTATATTTTGGTGCGGGTGCAAGTATACCGTCTACAAGCCTATCAGCTACTGTCTGCGCCGATTCAATCTTCTTAGGTTGCATACCAACAAGTTTACGTAAGAAGTTACCTACGCTGTTAAAGAAGCGTTGTAGAGCACTATGCTCTCCTCCCTTTGGATTGATCTGTGCTAGTTTAGCTTGGAACTCAGGGTTAGACATCGCTTCAGATAAAAACTCGTCTACGTCCTTGGCACCATACGCAGTATCAAGATAGGGTTTAACATCCTCAAACAACTTAGTGAGCTGCCGCGTCATAGGGTGACTTTTGTTTGATAACGTAGCAGACGCTGCCGCGTGAGTCATCTCATGCAACAGGACGTGTGGGTTCATGCCAATTTCAGAGTCGAGCTTGATTGTGTTAGTTTCAGGGTCGAACAATCCTGCAACGGGTTCCCCTTCGGCAGTCTTTAAGTTTTCAACAACTTCTACTTTGGTGCTACCACGTTCAGATGGGTCAAACGGTGCGTTAGTAGATTCAATGTTGCCAGAGTCAAATACAATGGATATATCAGTAGTTTGATCCCCACCTTCAACAAAACCTTCGTCCTTTGTGTTTTTAATTACAACGCCATCATTACCATTTTCGTAAGCCTGTTCTAATATAGCTAGGTACTCACCTTCGTCATACGATTTGTCCTTATGGTCTACGACTAAAGGGTTTTCCATACGTAAGTACACGGGCATAACTCTACCCCCTTTGGCTACAATTGACTTTCCTGCAAGACCTATAATCGCTTCGTTAACTTTTTCGTACTTACCTCTTGTAAACTTGTTAAGTGCACCTACAAACCCTCCTTCGTACCCTGAACGCGTGTCTGCGTACGTACTTGCTACAGCGGGATTAGACGCAAAGAAGAAACCCATTCGTGCATCTTCTGCACCTGTAGTTTCACCTAACTGTTCTTTAGAAAACTTAGTAAAGTCAGCGTTCGTACCGTGATAGTAAGTAGTACCTGTATCAAACCCCTGCCCTTTTGCACGTTTTTTACGTGCGTCTACGCCCATACCTAGTCCTTGAGACGTAACAACTAACGAATCTACAACATCAGCCAGCTTGTTAGCCATATTCGCTATACGTTTATCCGCTGTCGTAACAGACAGTGCACGTAGTGCACCCTTTAAGTTGCCAGCACGTAATAGTCCACGTACAGCCGGATGTAGTGGCATGTCGAGTCCCATAACCGAACCACGTTCTAACTTTTTCTCAATCCTAGCGGCTAATTTAACAGCCATTTCTGCTATAAGTTTGTCTTCCGTTTCTACGTTTCTATCTGCTGAGCGAGCTGATTCACCCAATTCCTCTAGGTTGGCACGTGCATCAGTCTGTGCGTCTTCCGCAACCTGCGCGTCTTCTAGTATATCTTTGACAGCTATCTTGGAGTCACGTTGGTTAAACATGTCAATGTAATCGGTGTTTTGGATTCGCTCTATTTGTCGTATTTCATTAGCTAGCGTTTTATCAATCCACGCGTTTGTCTCTGCTGACAAGTTAGCTTTAGCCCAATCAAGTACATCTTGTCCAGACTTACTACCCATACCTTTGAAGAAATCAACTTCGGCTTGGCTCATATCAGGAGTAGTACGGAATTGTGAGGTACTGTTCGCCACATCATAGATAGCCATAAATAGACCGTCACTGGGGCGACGTAGCTTACCTAAATACGTTATCACAGCCTTACCTAACTTATCACGCGCCGTTGCACCGTTAGTTAGTAGTGTAAATATAGTTAGTTTATCGTCAGCTGTAGTCTGCTCTTTACCCACAGATTTGTTAAATTCTTGGCTAGTCTGGTCTGAAAATTGTCTAACTGGTTCTGGTTGCTGGTCAAACAAATCATCCAGTTGTTTATCTTCTTTTGGTGTAGCAGCTTTCTTTACAGGTTCTTTTTTGGTGGTTTGTTTTGGTGTAGTATCTTTCACTTCTGATACAGGTTTAACTTTTTTTGCCGTAGAAGTTTTCTTCTTTACAGATTCTTTTGTTGTAACTTGTTTTGGTGTAGTAGCCTTCTTAACCTGCGCAGGTTTGGCGTCAGATACCAGTTCCTTCTTTGGCGTACCCTTACGGTTTGTTTTTTTCTTTTCTAATGTCTCCGCTGTAGACGAACTAACTTGTAACGGTTCAGGGGGTAAGTTTAATGCACGTTGCTGTTGTCCTTTTCCTCGTACAGGATCGCTAGTGCTTCGTTCAGCATCTGCCACTCCTCTTCCGCTAGGTGGCGTAGACACTTCGGTATCTGGCTGTGTGGTAACAGCGGTAGGTGCGGCTCCCACAGGTGATCTAGGAGTTGAAACGCTAGCTCCACTTGTTGTTGACTGAGGTGTTGTAGTTGCTGCATTGGTTTCTCCTTTAT